ATGTTTTGTAGTTTTTAATCAAAGTTTACAGGGGGGTATCCCTCTAATGCTGACTGGTTAAAAGTAAGACCCCCCGGTATGACTGAGTTTGGCTAGTTTGGCAGTTATGCTGATTACTCTTGACCAGTTAGTATTAGTACCCCCCTACCTCCAAGGGGCTGGCATCGACTGGCGAGTCAGCATTAAAGCTATTGTGGGGCCGAAGCCCCCTCCCTTATTCCTCTATGTTTCTAATAGTTGCTAGAACGTGAGCTAAGTTAAGCGCAGCTTGCGTAAACCTCAAAGCATCTGCCGAGTCGATGTCTTTCACGACTTTTCTTGATAATACTGTTATTGCTGTCTCTACATCTTCTGTTTTAAAGTTTTCTAAATACATCAGGTTCTACCTCTAATGTGCTGGCTTTAAAATGGGAGCCAACTTGCCCATGTGGATAGATTCCGGGGAAAGCATTTACTTATACAAATCTATCTCTATTATTTCCGCCAATTCCTTTTCAGTCCTACACCCCGACTTATCAAGAGAGCAGCACATTGCCTCTATCTTTGGATTGCCCTCAAGTATGTGAGCTTCAGCAGTTTTACACGCATCAAAGCTTGGGTAAGACTCAAACTCCAGCCAACCGAAGTTAGCCATAAACAAATACAATACAACTTTCATAAGTTCCTCTCCTTGGATACAACCTTCTTTAGCTCATCCAAATACCATTGAGCCTTCCTGAGATCCTCCAGAGGGTTAGATTCTTTCTTGCTTTCATACCTCCAGATGTACTTCATGTTGTTGCCTTTGAGGTAGCCTTTGAACGCTTCAGCACTCATTGACGCTCTAATAGCAGCAATGCATTCGATATCGCCTAGCTTGTAATGTTCTGGGTTTACTGGATCACTCATTTTTTAGCTTCCTTTCCGTGTTTTCTTCTAGTTCTACTGCATTAAACAAAAGAAAAAACCTTCTTTCTGTTGGGTCTAAAAGAAAACTCTGTTTTTTTAATTCACGATAATTTTTAGTTTTTTTATAGGCACATAAATCACAAGTACAGGTTTTGCGGCAATTTGCATTTAGCGGATCACTCATTTGATACTAAACCTCTTAACAACCTTTGGTTTGCCATAAGCGGATCGTGGCTCGTCATCGTGAAAGTCCTGCTCACAAACTTCGATCTTGCCGCCCCTTTCTAAAAATACTCTTGTTTTCTCTGCAATTAGTGCAGCCTCTTCTTTTTTGCTTTTAGAACCCCGCTGATCACTCATTAGTTGTATTCCTTTTTCTCCATTCATTTATCCACTCATCCGTTATTAGCTTATCTTTACGCGATTTTTGTTTTATGCGTATATAAGCATCGTTTTTATCTATGATTTCAAATGTTGAGATGTAATCTGGAAAAGCATCTCCCAATATTATGTCCTCCAGTGTGCATGGGGCTAAAATATCAACCAATTCTGACACACTATGATCACCCCAAAGAATTTGAGAATCTGGGATAGGTTCGCCCAGAGAACCCCAATCAAGCACGTTAAAATCTAACGTAGCCATGCTTGATTTTTTTAGCTTATTCTTAATCTTCATTGGTTGTTATGGGGTTTTTCATATTATCAATCTTCCACCGCGCCAATCTTTCAGCGTCTTGATTTTCAATGCGTTTAATAATGGTTCTGAGTGCATTTTTAACCAAGTTTGTTTTCATGGATAAAGAGTAATTCTTCCATGTGCCGATTGAAAACTTCACTACAGTCTTGCCCTCAAACTCCAGCCGGTAATACCCAAGCTTGTTGTCAACATACATCTGACCTCCATGACCTTGGATATCATCAAAAGTATCTTTGAATTTCTTATTAAGCTCACGGTTATCAGCTTGCCTCCGTTGATCCCCATCACCCTTCTGGGTTCCTACGCCCACCGCTCTGTCACCGGGATGCAAATAATCACTCTGCCCGTCAGCCATAGGGTCTTTTAAATATTTCTCATCTCCAAACAAGTTCTGGAGGTGCATAACGTATCTCCTTACCGGCTAGTTATTGACTGTTATCAGACCTTTCTCTACGAGAATATTCCATGTCCTTTCCAACGCCCTGAACTGACATTGCAGGAGATCCTCTTTGGTTAAGTTCGTTTTTACCCTGCCATCAATTACATTGTGACAATCTGAGCATCCGTATACCGCAAAGTAATCTAGGGATTTAAGGGCCATGCCTTTTCTTGACGAGTTAAGATGACATAGGACGGTGGTTTCTGTGTTGTTATTGCAGTGGGGGAATATCTGAAGGGTACACATCTCATCCCTTGCCGACTTTCTAATCGCATGTTTTGCCATAATAAGTCCCGCCTTTTGTTGTTTTCTTATTCTTCCTTAGAGTCCAAGGTTTGGCTAACAATTCTGCTGCTCCGTCCAATGATCTATCTGCGGAGGCATCCATCTCTCTCCTCTTGTCTGCAAAAACCTTCCACTCCTCCTCTGTGCATTCACTCTTCAGCATAACTAATTAGTTCCTTTCTTTCGTCTTCAAAAAACTTTTGTAGCTTTTCCTCCCTACAATCAGGGCATACGGTCACCATTGGCGAACCTCTTAAATCTTTCTCGATCCACCGCTCATCTTTGTGGCAGTAATGACTCTCTAATTGTGCCATTACTTATAAGCCTCGTTGGCTTCAGTCGCAGGGTTATCCGGTAACCACCTTCCTTTGGAATCTCTGGCCCTAACCTTTGGCTCTGCTACTGACTTGTCAACATATGTCTGGGCAACAGCCTTGGCTAGAGATCTTTCTCGATCTTCGTTTGCTGCTGCGAACGAGTCAGCTTCAGCTTGTTTTTTGCTGCGGAAAATACGAGTTAACCAATTAAACATCTTCTTCCTCCTTTAGTTGTTCTCTGACAATATCGTTAAAATCACTTAACTCTGAGTAAATGAGGTCTAGCAATTGCTTGAAATCGTCAATGTCATCCTGATTCATGACGATTAAAGTCTTCTTATCCATACTCGTAATCCTGCGGTGACATCTCAGGCATATGCGTAGCGTTCCTGCCTTCTGATGTCTGTTTTCTTGTTCTAAAGAACCCCTCATGCTGGGGATGCTTCTTCATAAACCTTCTAGCGTAGAAGGCTCTATAGTTGTTTCCAATCTTGAACTGCGTAATGCCATCACCGCCAGCGTCCTTCTCCCAGCGAATCCTTTCAAAGATGGCATTCACGCTGTAGTTTTCAAAGCCTCTGTTGATCATACTGAAAGCAAACTCTTCAAACATCTCCCACACTTCAGGGTGTTTTTCGTGGTAAGCGGTCACCTGTTTCCGCATTTCCTCTAGCCTATCCACCGAACTTCTTCCTTGCCCCTCCATCATAGGCATGAGCGTGTCCTTCCTTGACCAGAGCGTCATTCAAAGACCTGTATCCTGCATAGAGAACACCCAGATACCGTCCATATTTGCCTTTCTCTTTGGTGCAGACCTTCAAAGTCCCCTTAGCAAAGCTCTCTTCGCACATCTCTGCAAGCCTAGCCTTGGCAGCTAAACCCTTCTTTTTCTCATCTAGGTTGCGGGTTCTGGACTCCCAAGCATTAATTCCAGACAGCCTCACCCTGATCTTAATGCTAATGTTGAACCCTACGTCCACATTTAGATCGACCGTATCTCCATCAACAATTTTGACAATATCCTTAACCTTGTAGTAGTAAAGCAGTTCCATCCTAGCCATGCCGTTCTCCTCAAAAGTCCCCGCCAATTGGGGGTGGAACCGCAAAGCCCATCTTCGCGGCTGTTATTATTAAATGGTCAATGAGAAGAGAGTATTCATCTCTCTTGACCTGACTTGATCTCTTGGCTGGCCTAACTCTTGGCCCAAACCTTGTATCTGTTTCTTCAGAACCAAATGTAATACAGAGAATCTCCTCATGCATTTCATCAGGCGTAAGCCCCGCCCATTCCCCAAATTCCCTACACCACTTACGGTAATAGTTCTCTTGAGGTCTGGTGCGGTTACGAACAGTTTTCTCCGCTGTAACGGTGATAGAATCAACGTCTAGCAGAAGCTTCAGTTCTTCACTCTGATCTGGGAAGAGCATACTCAACCCAGTCAAAGTGGTTAGAACGTCAGTGGTCTCTCTTTTAAAATGGTATTTCAAGATCGTCATCACTGTTCGATATAGACTGATCGCTTGCTTGGGCAACGTGGTCATGAAGTTGTTTCAACTTCTCCTCCATGTCATCTGTCACAAACACTGAAGGCTTGCCCCTCATATACTTCTCTCCAGACTCCTTCGCTGTTTGCACCCAGAACCCAAGCCCAACTGAGATATCTATGGGCTGCCCGTCCATTTGCTGGCTCCTAGCGATATCGGTCATCGCCTCAAGCATCTCTGCATTTATCTTGAGCTTACCATCCTGAGTTGGCTGGTTACCCGTGGCATCTTTTTTAGTAAAGATTGAAAAATAATCACCTTGCGCTCGTCTTGACATAATTTACTCCGCTCCTGTGCTTGATAGTTGTACACTTTTTTCTTTAAACTTTTCTACTAACTCATCGTACATTTTCTTATCTTCATTCTGCATTCTAGTGACGTTGTCGCTGTTGTTCTTGAAGAAGGTTCTCAAACCTTTCACTGTTTTTTCAATATCCATTAGCGTGACCATGCCAGTAAATACTGTCTGTAAGTCATCTAGTTGCTCAGTCTCAGGCTCTTTGGCTGGGGTAGGCGTTGGTTCTGGAGCCTTCTTAGGCTTGGGAGCTTCAACCTTGGGCTTGGGTGCTGCCACTGCTGCTGGCTTGGCATGGATAGCGTTGTCCACCTCAAATGAGCTTGCATACTCGCCTCCAGAAAGACCTGCCGCCGATAAAGCTCTGCCAATCGCGCTGGTGCAGCAATTCTCTAGAGCGGATGTTTTGTTGACCGGCCCTTGATTCCTGTACTCTTCAGCAAAATCATTTGCAACCAGACTCCAAGCACCATCTCTCCAGACGCTTATAGATGCCTTAACCATCACTCGCTGGTCTGTCTGCTCAATAACCTCTGTTAGAATTTGACCCTCTACCCCTGCCTCCGCTCTGAAAGCCTGAACCCTCTGGGCCACCATCGTGTAAGTCTTGCCTCTCATGTCGATCTTGTCGCGGTCATCTAAAGACGCGACTCCAGCCATTGCACTCTTGATAATGTCTTCCATGTGTAACTCCTAGTTTTGTGATGAAAATGGGTTCTTCTTGAACCCCTTAAATTCTTTCCGTAGTGTGCTTGTTTTATTTTGTTTGTCGATCTGCTCAACAATCTCCACTGGCTCCAGTGCTAAAAATATTGTCATTGGCAGGTCAAGAAGAGGCGGGTGCGTCAATGGGAGCTTACTGGCCCTAACAATCATCCTGTTGCTGCCTATGCTAAAGGTCAGAGGTTGAGAGCTTATCTCCCACAGCCCCATGATCTTTTCTCTCAAAATCAAGTCTTCACCCAGCATTTTGTAATTCTCCTTGATACTGATCGCAGTATGCGCTTACCCCGCACCAATCCTGAGTGCATCGAGTCTTCTCCCCAACTCTTACATCCATATAGTGGGTGTCATCCAGACCGTCCAGCATCTCTTGGGCTAACTTGTCGCTAGGAAAGAGTTTTACCGCTGACTTCCTGCCCTTCCGCATGACCGCATAGACAGTGGCTTTTTCCCACATCTCTTCTGAGGAGCATTCTATTAGAGGGCTGTCGATGGCTGCATCGAACTCAGCACCAACATGCCTGTCCATCTGCTCCTCTATATAGTCATCCTGTTCCTGTTCTGACCACAAAGGGATGTCAACGATAACCACGGGGGCGTTCGGATAGTTTCTTTCTTGCTCTGCCTTTCTTCTCTGCCAATCCCGAAGAATTGCGACGATCTGCAACTTCTTAACGGTCTGGCCCTTGGCTTTGCGAACGAGGTAAGCGTAAGCGTTCAACTGCTTATGCCAACTACTCTTGGCGTTAATGACACTCCAAACGCTGGTAACCTTAAAGTCGGATATGGTTACCCCATCGTCCTCAACCTCTTGGATATCAATTGCCCCTGACAGCTTCCAGCCCTTCCATTCAGTGAACAATCTCTCCTCTGTGATAGCGGGAGATTCAGTGGCCTTGAGAGATTCCTCAAACATCAGGTGGACGCTTGTCCCAAACCTACTCCACACAAAGTCCACCACATCCTTGGTTTGCTTCTCTGAGTGCTGCTTTTGAAGTTGAACCACGCGAGGGCTATCAATCAACTGGGTCACGCTGATCTGGGCATCGCCCCTGCTGTAATCGCTAAATGTTAAAGCGTCAACAACAAACGGGGGTAACCCAAATTTGTTTGTGATTTCCATTAACTTGCATCCGCTTCTGGAATATACTTGAACATCCTAACGCCAGTGTTGCCGTCAGCGTCTAGCTCTTCCATGCAGGTAAACTGATGAGGATCGTCCTCATTTTTAGCCTTCCAACGGTAAGACTTGCTCCGCAAAGCATGTAGTTTTTTTTGGATGTTAGATGCCTTTATGAAGATTGACTGCCCTGAAGTCATACGATCCATCACAAATCCCAAATCCTCTGGCAGCTTTTCTTTAAAGACCCTCGCCTTGATGGCATCAGGCATAACAACATCTTCAATCAGTAACTTTTCATCTTTTGTGCTTTCGTGCTGGTTCATTTGGTATTTCTCCTTTACACTATCGTTCTTTGAATCAGAGAGAGGATAATACTGCATGAGCAAAAAAGAAACAAGAGAATATTCGTTTACCATACTGGGAGAGCCTGCCAGTAAAGCAAATTCCAGAAAAATTGTGATGTTTGGCACTCGCCCAGCATCTATCAAGTCAGACAAGGCCAGAAGGTACGTCAAGCAGTTTGAGTCTCAGTGTCCTGTCTTAGATGATCTGTTTGAGGGTGACGTTGGTGTTGAGATGACCATCTACTACGCCAGCCGCCGACCAGACCTAGACGAGAGTGTCATCCTTGACTGCATGGAAAAGTATATCTACTCCAACGACAGGCAGGTCAAAGAAAAGGTCATTCGCCACGGGCTAGACAAAGAAAATCCGCATACCGACATAAGGGTGTACTCACTATGATTGAATTATTCGTGGCAGTGGTAAACAGAGCGGGTAAGGATTTGGGTGACGATAGCTCCACCGTGAGAGCGGATGCTTTGGAGTATTTTTTGGGAGAGAAGTCACAGTTTGTCATCACCAGTAAAGCGTATGCAGTGGATTACCAATGGATACAAGAAAAGGTGAAGGAGATAGCAAAGGAGGATGGTTTTAGGCGAAAGAAGTTAGTAGAGAACTTAACAAAAAAAATAAGAGAATATGTCTAATACATAAGGGGCTACTTATATTTTTGTAGGTAATGTTCTTTTTTGTAAGGGGCTACTTACCCGAACACGGGGTTGAAAATAACGGAGAAACTAGAAAATGTCAACGATCATGAAAAACTTTTTAAGCACGGTAAACGACAGTGCAAGGTACATCTGTCCACTATGTGCAGACACAAGAAAGAAGAAAACGGAGAGAACGCTGTCCGTAACGGTGGAGGGTGATTCAATTAAATATACTTGCTGGCACTGTGATGAAGCTGGAGGATACACCTACAAACAACTGAGAAATGAGCCGCAAGTATCAAGAAGCGCACCTCCTCCACGGGCAATATCTGTTCCTAAATCAAGCAACACAAGTGATGTAGAGATTTACTTGGCGAGCAGGGGTATTAACTATTCACTAGTCAAGAACAAGTTTAAGGTGGTTGGGTCTGCAAAATACTTCAGCGGGAAGGGTAATATTCCTGCGGGGGAAGTGCCTGCCATAGGATTTGTTTACGGGCATGATGAGGCTGTTAAGTGGCGACCCATTGGTGACAAGAGGTTTATACAGGATGGTGCAGCGCGTACTTTATGGGGGATAGAGCAGATCAAGTCAGGCGAGATGCCTGAGACGCTGGTTATTTGCGAGGGTGAGATAGACGCTTTATCCATTGCAACGGTGATGAGTGACGTAGCTGTCACCTCTGTACCGAATGGTGCGCCCAGTAAGATTTCTGACAAAAAGGTATCTCCTAGTGAGGATAAGAAGTTCTCCTACCTGTGGGATGCAAGGGATGTTTTGAAGGGCGTTAAGAAGATTGTATTGTTGACCGATCAGGACGAGGCAGGCGAGGCTTTGAAGGAGGAGCTTGCGAGGAGGGTTGGCAGGGCTAAATGTTACGAGGTTGAATTGCCTGAAGATCAAAATGATGCCAATGATGTATTAGTAAAGTCTGGGCCTGACAGGCTAAGAGAGCTAATAAACAACGCCCAACCCCTGCCTCTGGACGGGGTATATCAAGCGGCAGATTATGCTGACAGAGTGAGACACTTGTTTGACAATGGGATGATGAGTGGAGAGTCTACAGGGATCGACTCGATTGATAAATTATTTACCATTGCTCCGGGACAGTTAAGCGTAGTGACCGGGATACCGGGGTCTGGGAAGTCTGAATTTATAGATCAGCTAATGATAAACCTTGCTAAAAACTCAGGCTGGAAGTTCGCTGTTGCCTCGTTTGAAAATCCACCAGATTTACATATCGCCAAGCTTGCCGAAAAAGTTTGCGGGAAATCATTCTTTAACGAGAATGACCGGATGAGCAGGGAAGCAATGGAGAAGAGTCTGGCGTTCGTCGATGACCACTTCATGTTCTTGGAGCAGAAATCTGGGGACGCTACCACGGCGGATAGTATCCTTGACCGTATCAGTCAGGCATGTCTCAGGAAAGGGGTCAGGGGGGCTGTAATTGACCCTTATAACTACATTGTCCAAGATGCTGGGGCAGAAGAGAATGAGCATCAATTCATTAATCATTTGCTGACCCGATTAGTAGCCTTTGCTCGCGCCCATGATATTCACATCTGGTTTGTAGCCCACCCCAGCAAGATGGCTACTAACGCTGACGGGTCAACAGGTGTACCCAAGGGCATGAACATCTCAGGGTCTGCATCGTTCTTTGCCAAAGCAGACTTGGGAGTTACCGTCCACAGGGCGGGGGATGTCACAGAGATTCACGCTTGGAAGGTTAGGTTCAAATGGCAGGGAGGGGTTGGTATGGCGAGACTTACATATGATTTAGCTTCAGGTCAGTTTCGAGAGCGCACCGTGAACTTAGACAAAGTTCATTTCGGCAACCGCAAGGAAGTGAAGCCAACTAATGACATCGAAATCCCATTTTGATCTGAACGAGGTAGGAAACAAGGGGACTCATGAAAGGCATGTAGTCTCCTTGGAGCCTAGTGACTCAGCGTTTTTGAGGGGGAAGGTCAAGGATCAGCTATTCATTGATCATCTCCTCATGACTGACGTAATCACGTTAGACCAACACGCCAGTGGTGAGCGTTATCTACAGCTTGCTGTTGCAGCATCCGTCTATCTCACATCCCCAAAGTTTACAGGGGTTGGAGGCGGAGGGGTCAGGTCAAACACTACTATGTACTCGTCAGGGTTAATGAAGTGGCATAGAGCAGAGAAAAATGTCAGAAAAAAATGGGGGGATTCGGGGGTTGTAATCATCCACGATCATATCGTGCTAGATGTCTGGACAGACGATGACTTAAAAATAGAATTCCTGATTAGGAT